GCACGCCTAGCGCGCGCAATTCCACAAAGACGGGCGCGATCTTGATGACCTCGGGCCGGGTTCCGGCAATGAAAAGGACTTCGCTCATGCGACCGCCTTAAGCGCGGCTCGGCAAATGGCCAAGGGCAGGGTGTCTCCGTGGCCGTAACAACCACTTACGTCCACCATCCAGCCGTCCTCGGTCCACGTGAGGCTCACGTAATCCTGTGTGTCTAGGTCCAGGGTGGTTATGGCTGCGGCGATGTCGGTGGAGTAAGCAGGAACCCATGTTGCGTCACCCTGTGTATGTCCCATCACCCTACTGACGATCAACTCATCCAACTCCGGCCCAGCCTTTAGCTGGTCAATCTCGTCGTGTGTCATGGTGTCAGTTCCCGGGGAAGGCTACAAAGGTAGTGATGGCGGCTCGGTTTTCGGGGCTCATCGTAAGATCGCCTACCGTGCAGGGTCGGGGGTAACGCATGGTGTCATCCTCCTATCTCAAGTTCACCGCACACAAAGCATCTTCGAACCAGCCGCTGAATCGTGATCTCGGGCAATCCATTCGGCTTCGTGTAGGTAATCGCCTCGGTTGTCCAAGCTGGAAAAACATGCTCGCAAACGGCCATTTTACCCTTCGGGGAATCTTCGGTTTCAGCCCTCAAATCGGAGTGACAAGAAGCGAGTGACATGGTTTTTTTAGCCACCTCTTTGTCACGTGAGCAAACCCTTACGCCGCAACGAGTTACATGGAGTGACATCATCGAATGACAACCTATACATATATGTAATGGTGTTACTCGGCCCGCGTTACGCCTCTTTTTCGCTCTTCAGCCGAGTGCTCCAAGCGAACTCAACGCCCGCCTTCTTCTGCCGATAGAAATGCTGCTTGACCGCGTCCAAACTCGCGCCGGACCGCTCAGCCACATCTAGCAATACGTCCGTGATGTTACTCGGCTCAAACCGCTCAGCCAACGGCACAAACCTCGGCCAGAACATCAACTGCTGCTGATAGTCCGCGCTAGCCGAAAAGAGGCCACCCTTGGTTTGGGGGCCACGCGCCAAAGGCAATACATTGAATCCCGGCAAGTCCAGTCGGGTTTTGCCCGCCTTGAGCCGGTAATGGCCGTTCCCGTCCAGCAGCCTGAGCGATGTCGTGGCGTCCTGTTCCCACGCCGCAGGCCCGGAGAACGCGTCCTCGTCCTCCTCGTGATCGTCCAGCTTCTTGAACTGAGACTTCTTGCGCTCATGCATCAGGTAGACGAGCACGGCGTCGCCCGTAACCTCGCGGAACTTGCCCAGCACATCCCTTACTTCCTGGTTGATGTCGTTCGAAGCCGACGGCGTGTAGGCTTTGGCGATGGTATCCACAATGACCGCAACAGGTTGCACGGCCTGAATGGCAGCCTGCAGCTGTTTGCGGTCATCACGCACCCGAATGTTGAAGTGCGCCAGCTCAGGATGCGAAGGCAGTATATCGCTGCGGAGGTCGAGCCCGCTGTTCTGTACACGTTCCAAGAGCCTGCCGTACTCGGCTTTGGGCATGTCCAGCGTCAGGTAGAACACCGGCCCCGTGCGGTGGACCGGGAACCCGAGCCACGGCGTGCCCGACGCAAGCGAATGAGCCAACTGGTAAGCCAGCGTCGATTTGCCCGCCCCTTGGCGTCCGTAAAGCATGAGCAACGACCCCCGCACGCAGAACGGCTCGATCACCCAATCAATTTTGCCTTGCACGGCCGCGTAATACTCCTGCGAGGTGATAAAGAGGTTGCCGTTGAGACTGCTCACGCACGCCGCCACTCGTTGGGGGGACTCGCAAGATGCTCACTCTGGCTCACCGCGTCAAGCCACGAAGATTCGCCGAACGCTTGCGAGTAATCGCTCACAAGCGTAAGTTTCTGCATGCCTCCACCGATTCCAGTTCAGACCTATCACAAGCAACTCCAACGTGGGGTGGCTGTGTCGAATCGCTCCAAACCGCTCCTCGCATGGGAAGCCTGCTACGCTGAATGGTTCGCCAACCAAGACGGCCACTCTACCGCCGCCGAACGCCTCGACAAAGCGCAAGAGCTTGCCCAAAAAACGATGAGCCTCCCCACGTTGTACCGCTTGCAGCGCCGACCGGCCTTCAAAGAGTTCGTCGGCAAGATGCAACTCGACAAAGCGCGCCGTCTGCGCAAGGCCGTCGATCTCGGTCGCGACAAGATGCGCGCCGTCATGGGCGAAGCAATCGACATCCACACGTCCGCCATGCGACGCGCCCACGAGGTCGAAGACTACCGTGCCGCCGCCCAGATCACGGAAACCTACCTGAACCGCGCCTGGCCCAAGACCGAAGCCGCGCAGCAGACCAACGTCCAAATCGTGCTCAGTTCCAAGCAAGAAGCCGCGTTCGCCGATCTCGACACCATGACCGAGGTATTGGAAGCTGAAATCATCGAAGCCGAGCCTGCCGACGAAGAAGGCACATAACGGCCCGTGCGTCTGCCCACGTTGCGAGTTTTGGCTGGAACTGCTCGTGTCGCTGGCCGACCCCTTTCCGTCCGTGTTCTGTCCCGCGTGCGGCTGGTGGTCTGAACTGTGACCCTCAACTTCCAGCAGGGCGACGACACCTGGAAAAAGATGCGCGCCCGCGCGTGCGCTGACCTTTACTGGTTCAACTCGACGGTTCTCGGTCTCGCCGACAAGTTCGCGCTTCTGCCCGAGACGCACACCTGTTTCCACCTGTTCCTGCAACGCAAGACCGGCATCCCGGCAATCGACGACGCGCCCTACCAGCTCGTCATGATGCCGCGCGATTGCGGCAAGACCTCGTGCGGCACCATCGGTTACGCACTCTGGCGCGCCGTCCAGAACCCCGACATGGCGATCCTGATCGCGAACGAGAAGCAAGAGAACGCCAACGACTTCCTCGCCTCGATCAAGCACCACATCGAAACCAACCAACTGTTGCGCTCGCTCTTTCCCGAGGTGATCCCGCCCGACTTCAACAAGACCACCTGGAGCGCCCAACGCGCAACCCTCGTCCGCAAGTCCTCGCGCCCCGAAGCGACCTTCGACACCATCGGCGTCGGCGGCACCGTAGTCGGGCGCCACTACGAATTGATCCTGTGCGACGATCTCGTGGCGAAGGAAGCGATGGAAAACGCCCGCGCAGGTAACTGGTCGATCATGCACCGCGTCAACCGCTGGGTCAACCAACTCGTTCCTCTCTTGTCGAACTCGGCCAAGCCGTTCCCCGCGATCAGATTCATCGGCACTCGTTGGTTTTACTCGGACACTTACGACCATATCGAGACCGCGTTCGGCTACAACCAGCCCGCGCAACGCTTCCGCATGCGAGCCCGTGACGGCACTGGCCGCACGCACGCGCGCGACGTCGCCCGTATCGGCGATCTCGCCATCTTCCGTATGGCCGCCATCGAGCACGGCCGCGCCGTCTTCCCCGAAATCTGGAGTGACGAGGAGATGGCGAAGTTCCGCATGCGCGACCCGGAACTGTTCGCCGCCAACCTGCTGAACGATCCCGACAACGCCGATGTCCGCACGTTCCGCGACGAGTGGCTCCGCTACTGGCAGAACGTGGACGAGCGCACGCTGACCTACGCCGACGACAAGGGCGCGCGCAAGTTCCTCCCGATTCGCAACCTGCACAAAGTGATCGCAGTCGATCCCGCGTTCAGTTCATCGGTCGGTTCCGCCCGCTCAGCCATCGTCGTCTTGGGCACCGACATGGACTCGGGCAAACACTTCGTTCTGGACGCGATCTCGCGCCATTCCGACCCCGAAGACACGCTCAACGCGATCCTCGACTGCGCCCACAACTGGGGTGTGACCCGCGTTTACGTTGAACTCGCGGGCCAGCAACTCGCCTTCCTCGAATGGCTGGAACAGGCCGCGCGCCAGAAGAACCAGCCGCTCTCCGTCGAGCCCTTGAAACCAAGCGGGCGCAACAAAGCCTTGCGAATTGAAGCGCTTGTCATACCTTTCAAGAACGGGCAAATCTACGTCCATCAGAGTCAATCTGCGCTGATCGACGACGAATATCGCAAGTGGCGCCCCGGCCATCGTCTCCAGGACACCCTGGACGCGTTGGCGTACGCGCTTGAACAGGCGCCCAAACCTATCGGCGGGTTGACGTCGGCCGCCTCTGCCAAGGACCGCGCTAAACAACAGCTCGACGCCTACTATAGGCGCCGAGGTATCGCAGGAGTGCCCCGCTAGTGACTGACCGCGTAGCTTGGAACGGTGGCCGTCGCAACGATTTCCGGTTGTGGGCCGCGCACGAAATCGACCGCGCTACAACTCAGCGCACCCTCCTGGAGCGACGCTGGCGCGATTGGCTCGAACTCTACCGCGCCCCGATGGGCACGGGCACGCCGCATTTCCCGTTCGAAGGCGCGTCCGATATCACCGTCCCCGTCGCGGCAATGAACGTCGATCCGATCCTCGCACGCTGGATGCAGAACATCCATGCGGGCGACAACCTCTGGACTCTGAAGCCGCTCAACGAACGCTGGCAGCCGCGCGCCAAACCCCTTCAAGACTACCTGACCTGGCTCGATGGCATGCTGCTCAAGATGTGGGACGTCAACTACCGCGTCTTCCTTGAAACGTTGAAGCTCGGCACCGGCATTTACAAGACCGGCTGGCGTTTCGAGCGCCGACGCAAGACGGGCTACGACGCGAACAAACGCCGCGTCCGTCTCCTGGAGACGATCAACCAGCCGTTCGTCGATCACGTCTTCCTAGCCAACTTCCTGCTCCCGCCCGAAGCCCGCGCCATCGACCCCGACGCTCAAGGCGGCGCCGCCTGGCTAGCCGAACGCATCCGGTTGCGCCCCGACCAGTTGCGCGCCCAAGCTCGCGGCCAAGAACCGTTCCTGCCCAACTTCGACCCGACCGGAGTCGCCGAGGTCATCAAGTACGAGGAATCGTCCGAGCCCGAACACCAACAGCAGATCACCCGGCTCGACAACCTCGACCAGTCGCTCTCGCTCGCCACCCAGCGGCCCGTCGAACTCTGGGAAGTCCACGCCCGCTTCGATTCCACTGGGAACGGCATCGAAGACGATCTCGTCGTTGTATTCCATAAACCCTCGATGACGATTCTTCGTGCTACCTACGAACCTCTCCCATTCCGTCCCTATTCCGCCATCCGCTACCTTCGTGGAGACGGCTTTTACGGTATCGGGATTTGTGAGATGGTGGAAACTTGGCAGAAGACTACCTCCCAAGTCCTGAACTTCGACATCGACAAGATTCTCTTGTCCAACGCCCCGATGTTCGCCGTCGCGGAGGGCGCGAACGTCGTGCCCGACGAGCCGATCTTCCCCGGCAAACAGTGGCATCTAAAGGACCCCAAGAACGATCTTGTGCCTTTCTTCATGACCGCGCCGGGCTCGTTCGACATCGCAACGCTGCGCTCCTATCTGACCGATCAGGTCAAGCACCGCACCGGCCTGACCGATCTCCAGTTCGGCACCGTTGGCGCGCTGCCCTCGCGCACGCCCGCGACCACGGTCCAGTCCCTCCTTCAGGAAGGCAATACCCGACTCGATCTGTCGATTAAAGACCTGCGCGAGTCCGGTCTCTCGGAAGTTGGGCTCCGCATCCTGCAGCACATTCAGACTCAAGCGACCGATCTCGTCAACAACCCCGAAGCCCAAGATTACCTCTCGCTCGCCAACGTCGTTCTCGGCGTGCCCGAAGGCCAACATGCCATCGAGGGCTTGACAATACCGAGTGAATCCATTGAACTTGGTATCGGCGTTCAGCTTACCGCGACGTCGGGAAGCTCGAACAAGGAACTCATGCGCCAGAGCAATTTGGCGCTCATTCAGATCGTTTCACAACTCGCACCGGGGTTTATCGAACTTGCGCAAGTTGCTCAGCAGGGTGGCCCAACGGGCCAAGTCGCTGCTCAACTCTTTGAGGGCGGCAGTCTCCTCCTGGGTCGCCTCTTGGAACAGTTTGATGTTCGCGACCCGGAACGCATCGTCCCTCAGCTTACGGCTGATCTCCAAGCGCTTTCGACGCTTCAGGCCGGAGGCCAAATCTCGCCCTTTGCTGGCGCCGGAGGCGCTGGAGGCGCTCAAGGCATGGCGGGCTTCCCCGGCCTATAACGCATTTCAAGCCCTGATCGAAGAACACGCCGCAGCGTGCGCAGAACGCATCTTTGCCCTCCCCGAGCGGCACTCGCAGACGACCTACGAGCGGGGAAGGTTGGCAGCCTACACGGAAGTCTGGTTGCTGACCGATCGGGCGATTTCTCTCACGGAGGGATATTATGACCGACGAAGGAAGCGCGAGCGAGCAGCAAGCGAGCGCGGGAACACAGACCGCAGCCTCCACTGGGGCTCAGACCACTTCTGGGGCTGAGCAAGCCCGCTCCGCCGACGGCCGCTTCGAGCCCAACCAGTGGCGCTACCCGGACGCATATCACGTTGAGTGGATGCGCGGCAAGACCGCCGACGAAGTAGCTAACATCTCGAACCAGCTCTACCAGAACATGCTTAGCGGCCAACCTACCGCTCCGCAGCCGAACATGCCAAACCCATCGTATCCGACGCAGCCCCAGTACGCCCCAGCTCAGCCCGCAGGCCCGCAACCGCCCACGCCCGACGACTGGATCAACAACCCGTCTGACGCCGCGCAACGCGATTGGGCCTATCGCGAGGCCACGCAGTTCCGGCCTCAGATCAACCAGTTCGCCGAGGGCATGGGCCAGCAGGCCCGCACCATCGTGGAAATGCGCGATCCCGACACGTTCCGTAAGTACGGCCCGCAGATCGACTTATACATCAAGCAACTCGATCCGCAGTTCCGTACCGTCGAGAACATCCAGAAGGTCGTCGGCATGGTCAAAGCCGAGCATCTGGACGAGATCGTGAACGAACGCACGCGCGAGGCCATCTCTCGCGCGCAAGACGCAGGCACAATGCGCAGCGGTGGCGGAACCGGCACTGGCGCAAGTCCTTCGGCGTCCCTAGATTTCAAGGAAGCCGGATTGCCGGAACGCTATCGCAGCCTACTTGAAAGGCATCGAGCGACGCCAGAGAAGATGCGAGAGTTCTTCTCGGCTCCTTCAATGCGCGAAACGTTCACTGGCGACGCCAACGCGTCCGTTGAAAAGTGTATCGACGCGTGGCTGGAAATGGCGAAGCAGGGTGACATCATCACGGAAGAAAGGTTACGGATAGGCGAATGACGAAACGCTACGTCGAAGCCATAGACCGCTCGCCTTTTGGCGAGGAAGTCGATGAAGCCTTGCTCAACGATCCCGGCACCGATTCGTCTTACATCGAAGGATACGGCGACGTCCGTCGTAATAGGGAACGGGCCATCAGAGACGGCGAGAATCCTCCACCGTTGCGGCATCGTCTGCACATAGCTCGCGCCAAGTCTCTGGACGGTCAGCGCCCGGACGGGCGTCGCCTTCAACACTGGGTCTCCAAAAAGGGCTACAGCCCGCTCAAGTGGGATGAAGCCATCAAGTTGGGCTACCGCGTGGACAAGAATCCCGCCTACACGAAGGGCGAGGACGGCACCGTGTACCACGCGAATGGCATGCTCATGATCGCCGGGCCAAAGGTGGCTGCGGCGAACTACAAACGGGTACAACGCGAGCAAGAGGAACAGTTCGCGGCCCCGCAGCGACGAGTCGAGCAGGCCGTCGAACGCTTCAACCGAAGCGCCAAAGGCGCCCACGCTGAAGCCTTCCAGTTCTTGGGAGAAGACGACCCCGACGAGATCGCAAAAGGAAAGCGCAAAGCGCGCTAGCAGCACCGCTCCCGCTCGCCATGCGAGCGCCTGCGTCAACGGACGCCTCATAACTCAGTAGGCAGACATCGCCCCCAACCGGGCTGTGTCTCGTTGACGCGCCACAGGCGCAAGGAACACTCACATGGCATATCTCGCTGGATTCAACTACGTGTCCGGGCCGTATCGTATGCGCGACTCGGCCGTTAGTTCGACTGCGACCTTCCGAGCGTTTAACCCGGTCACGCTTAGCGACGACCGCACGCTCATCGAAGCCGCATCGGACACAACGGCCATTTACGGAATCGCGATGGCCGATGCAGCCGACTCGTTGCCTGGGATCAAGGCAGGCTTTTGCCCCGTCATGATTCCCGAACCCGAGACCGTCTTCGTCTGCGGTATTCAGACAGGCGTAGCGACCTCGGCGACCTCCATTGGTCAGGGCTACGGGCTCGAAAAGGCTGGCAACCATCTCCGACTTGACACCGATTCGCAGGCCACCGCAATCGTGCAGATCGTCGGCGACTCAGCCGGAAACACCGTCAACTCGGCCGACAGCACCGTGTTTGTCAGCTTCTTCGGCAACCGGATCATCGGCAGCTCCGACGCGTCCATCACCATCTTCGCTCAGAACTAATTGAGCGGGAGGCGTAACTAAATGACCGTTACACGCCAGCAATTCCTGGCATTCCTGGAGCCGAAACTTCGGGTCATCCACAGTGACGCAAGCTATCCGCGTCGCGAGAAGTTGGGTGCCAAGTATTTCGGCACGATGGCTCAGTCAAAGAAAGCGACTGAGACATTGCACAACCGCGCTGGGCTGGGCGATTTCGCGCTCAAGTCCGAGGGTGGAGCTATCTCGTACACCGATCCCATCGATGGGGCCGATGTATCGTTGACGCACATCCGGCGCTCAAACGGCTACAAGATCACGCAGGAAATGCTCGACCACGATCAGTATGCCGAGATCGTCAAGCTGGAACGCGACCTGCAGATCGCAGGCGACGAGGATATCGAAGTCGCTCAGCATCTGCTTCTCAACTCCGGCTTTGCCGCCACCAACAATGCCGCCTACGGCTTCGCAGCCGCAGGGTACGATGCGCTCGGCCTGTTTTCGACCGCGCACACGCGGCTCGATGGCGGAACCTCGCAGGCCAACCGACCCTCCACGGACGCCGACCTCGGTGTTGGCTCCTTGGGCGATGCGATAGTCCAGTTCCAACTTTGGGTTGACCATCGCGGGCGCAAGGTACGCGGGCAGCCGCGCTACCTCGTCATCCACCCGAACGACATGCTGACGGCAAAAGAGCTGTTGGCACCAGGTGGAAAGCCGGGTACGGCGAACAACGACATCAACTCGCTCACAGGCGAAGGCTTGACGCAGGACTCGGTCATTGTCTCGCCCTATCTAACCGACACGGACTCCTGGTTCGTGCTCGGCAACGACCTCAGCGCCGTTTCCTACTGGTTCTGGGACGTGCAGCCGCGTACCGCGATGGAAGATGATTTCGACATGGAGATCATCAAGCGGAAGCGCGTGCATGGCTTCAGTTCTGGTCACGGTGATTGGGTTAACACATACGGAACCAGCGGAGCTGGCTAACCCGAGAAAGGAGCGACTAGCATGACTTGGAATACGCCCTATCTCGGAACACCTCGCGGTGTGGTCACGCAGACCAGCGGGGCCACCACGGTGCTCAGCGACCTATCGGTTGCTGGCACGCTGGACGCAGGAGTCATTGACGTCGCGGGCGCACTTACGGCCACAGGCACAATCACTGGCTCAGGCACAATCGCTGGCGTTCGTGGCAGTTACACGTCCGTCAGTATCGCGACGCTGCCATCAAGCGGTGTTACCCTCGGCACCAGTACCGTCGCCGACGCGTTGTGGATCACGCTATCGACGTCCGGTCTCTCGCTCGGTATCAAGAGCAACGGGACATTGTACTGGATCAATTCAACCGTCAGCAGCCCATAGCGATGCTAGGGGGTGCCTCCGGGCACCCCCACTCGCTGCCAAGGAGACATCGCTATGCCGACAAAGGCAGGGTTCTACCAGAAGCGCGTGGTGCTGTTCGACGCGACCAGCGCCAACAGTTCGACGTTCACGTCGTCCTCGCACTATGTGGGCGACTACCGACAGATGTCGGTTACGCTGGACTCGTTTCCTGCGGCGTCGAGACTGACGGTGCAGGGCTCCAACGATGACGGGTTCCGCTCGTCAATCAACACCTGGAGCGTCGTTACAACGATCACGTCGGCGGGCATCTACACCGTTGATCCTGGTTTCCGTTGGATGCGCGGGTTGCGCTCCAGCATCAACTCGTTGATCGCGGTGACGCTCGAAGGCAGAACGTAAAATGAACGCGCCCCGCGCAACGGCTTTGAGCGGGTCGCGCTTTTCACCACCTCCTCACGCTAGGGGGCTTTTGTGTTACTCGCTGTTCTAGGGCTCGTCCTTGGCGCCGCGCTCGGCGGTCTCGCCGTGCGGCGTTTCTGGCCGCGCTACATCGTTGACATCGAAGAAGTGCAGGTGCCCTTGGAACCGCCCAAGGCGCTCAGACGCTTCCAGGTGATCTTCGCAACCGACGCGGGCGGCGACGCCCGCCGACTCTGGGAAAAAGTCAAGCCTCAAGGCGACGCCGTTATGGAGTTCTGGGACGGTGACGCGCGCAGGGGCGTGAAGGAGCCAAGCTAATGGGACTGCAAGAGGAAGCCCGCCGCGCCGATTGCGGACGCAGGCTGGCACAAGAGATAGAGCGCGCTAAGCAAGCGCTAACCCAAATGGAAGACGTGCGCACACGCTTGGCGAATCTGCGCGCCGAGATCAATGGCGATGTCGCAATGGGTGAAGCCGATCTTCCAGAGATTGACGCTGTAGCGACGGCATTACGTGCCCGTATCCGCGATTGGGTGCAGACGTTCTAGTTAGATGGCTTTGACCTACCGCGACTCGACCGTTGCGTCTAGTTCTAGCGCGACAGAATTGGCCGTTACCGCACCGACGCTA